AGATGGGTGTCGACACAAAGGCGGTGCCGTCGGTGGAAACATTAAGCCCAAAAGCGCCAGCCAGCGTTCCGAAAGCGACACCGGAAATCCTAGCAATGGAGCATCCGAAACACCCGAAGAAGACGACCCCCTCTACGCGCAAGCGGAAATAGCCGCTCTGAGGATCGGAATAACTCACGCTGAACTAGAGGGTCTCACGTTAGGCGAACTCAACAAGCGGGTCGCTGGCTTTAATAAGCGGGAGAATGAGTATTGGCGAAGACACGCCACGCTTACGGCCTACCTCCTTACCGCGGCAACGGGGAAGCGGTTTAAGGGCCGAGACCTCCTTCCCGACGTTTACGACCCGCTTCCGGTTTACACTCAAGAGGAGCGCCAGAGAGAACTCGATGAAATTAAAAAATCAGTGGGGCTAGATAATTAAAATGGAAATCAAATCCCTTCTCGTAAAATTCGGCGCGGCCACCGCGGACATGGAGGCTGGGTTCAAAAAGGCTGACGGCCTTATCCAGAAGCACAAAGACCAAATCCAAAAGGTCGGTCGGGCCATGACGGTTGCGGGGGCGGCGATTGTTGGCTCCCTTGGCCTGATGGTTAAGGGCTACGTCTCGGCTGGTGATGAAGTCCACAAGATGGCGCTGAGGACGAGTTTCTCTACCGAGGCGCTCTCCGAACTTAAATACGCTGCAGAGATAAGCGGAGCCTCGCTGGGCGATGTTGAGAAGGGCGTCAAGAAGATGTCGAAAACCATCGTCGACGCTGGGGATGGGCTGACCACATACGTGCGGGCTTTTGACCGGATTGGTTTATCAGCGGAAGAGCTGATGGAAATGAGTCCGGAAGAGCAGTTCGATACGATTTCCAAGGCCATCGCGGGCGTTGAAAACCCGACGCTCAAAGCCGCGGCGGCCCAGGATATTTTCGGACGGGCGGGAACAAAGCTCCTTCCTCTCTTTGCTGAAGGCGAAAAGGGGCTGGAATCTCTACGGGCGAAAGCGCGAGAGATGGGAATAGTCTTCGACCAAGAAGCGGCCAACAAAGCGGCGGCTCTTGCCGACGCCGTAACCACCCTGAAGGGATCGTTCAAAGGCGTGACGAACGCGATCGCGGAACAGCTAACTCCTATAATTCAGGGGTTGGCTGAGAAGATGACAGGCATGGTTATACGGGTGAAGGATTGGATAAAAGACAATCCTGTGCTGGCGGGAGTATTAGTAAAGGTAGCCGGCGCCGTCGGCATCCTCCTTGCCATTATGGGGCCGCTCCTGATCATGCTGCCCGCAATGTCCGCCGGATTCACCATCCTGTGGGGGGCGATCACTGGGCCAGTAGGCCTTGTCATTGGGGCCATCGCTTTAGTGGCGGGGGCCGCATTTGCCATTTACAAGAACTGGGAACCGATCAAGGAATTCTTTATCGGCTTATGGAAGTCGGTGTCGGGATTCTTCGTCAACGCATTTAACTCGATAAAGTCGAAGCTCCTGCAATGGGCGATAAACATAATCGGGATCATAGAAAAAATCCCCCTCGCAGATAAGCTCGTCGGTCCGTGGAAAGATTCCCTGCAAAGCATGAAGGATGAACTGGACGCATCTGTTGGAAACGTTGACAAAGCGGCAACGGACATTGGCAACGCCACCGCTGAAATGGGGGAGTCATTCTTAACCGCCATCAAGGGAACGGAAACATTCCAGCGCGTGACGGCCGCGGCTGCGGGAGAGACCGGCCTCTTCAGCAAAATCATGGCTGGGGCTGGTGCAGTATTCAAGGATTATGGAACGAAGACGGTGAAGGCCGCGGTTGTCGTGGCGGTAGCAAACAAGAAGATTGCAGATCTGACCAAGAAGATGGTCAATGAAGTACAGAAGGCTGTCCTGTCGGATTACGAGTATGCGAAGCGAATGCTCAAACGAAAACTTGATGATCGCAAAACTGCGATAGGAGAAGAAGAAGCCAGCAATGCGGAGAAGAACGCGGCGTTGCTTGCCGCCAATGCGAGTTACCAGGCTGAACTTGCGATTCTGGATGAAGATCACATAGCGAGAGAGGCTGAGAAGACGGCTGGCATTAAGCAGATGTGGACGGACTTCTACGCCGCTGTCAAGGCAAAGAGAGATGAAAACGCACTGGCAGAGAAGGAACTGTCAGATCAGCTTAAACAGCTCACGATGGATGCGTTCGCGTACAGCCTCGAGAAGCTTGATGAAGAATACGCAGCGAAGAAAGAAGAGATCGAAAACACCGTAAAAGATAAGGAATCGATGTATGCTCAGTTGAAGGCCCTGGAGCAAATACATTCTGTAGAAAAGAACGCTCTCTACGATGAGGATCTACGGAAGCAACAGGAACGAATTGCGCAAGAGGAAGCCGCGAAGAAAGCGTCCCTGGAGAACACCCTCTCGGATATCAGCGGGATCCTGAATACCGTCGGCGGCCTCTTTTCACAGCATACCGCGAACAGGCTGGAGGAAATCGATCAGACGGAAACGCGGCAGATCGATTCAATAAACCGCCAGTACAACAAACAGATAGACGCCTTGCGGGGAATCGTCGATGCTGAGACGGCAAAGACAGAGGAGCTACTCAAGCTGGAAGCGGAGAAGCACGACAAAATTGAAGCTTCAATTATCTCCGAGTACGACAACAAGGTGCAATGGATCAACGAGAACGTCACCGATGAGAAAAAAAAGGCCGCGATGCTGGCCTCGCTGGAGGCACAGCACGAAGCCAATCTGGAAAAGGCGAGGGCAGAGAGAGAATCGGCAGAAACAACTTTACGGGAGGACCGGGAGGCGGCCGAGCAGTCTACCGCCGACGCCCTGGAATTGATGGAAGATGCCAAGAACTTGGCGCTGGAAACTCTCGCTAAAGACCTAGAAGCCAAACGAGCGAAGATCAGGAAGTCAGCGGCCAAGCGGGAAAAAGCGGTTGCCCTGCTGTCAGCTATCGTCAATACCGCGGCGGCCGTGGTAAAGGCACTCCCCAACATTCCGCTGTCCATTGCCATAGGCGTCTTGGGCGCAATCCAAGTAGGCATTATTGCTGCGGCGCCCCTCCCCCTCAAGGAAGGCGGCGTAGTGATGCGGCCCACGATAGCAGAGATCGGAGAGGCTGGGCCTGAGGCCGTGATCCCCCTGAATAAGCTGGGGAAATTCGGAATGCAGAGTCCTGTAATGAATTTGAAAATGAGCGTTTATAATTATGGTGATATAAATAACGTCGGAGATCTTGACGATATCGCGGATCAACTGTCAAAACGAGTAACCCGCCAATTACAAAGAGGACGAGGATAATATGTTAATACCTGTAGTTTATACAGAAGCCGCGGAAGAAAAGATAAAGATCATTGACGCCGATGGCCAGGAGTTTTACTTTCCTAAAACCTTTGAATTGCGATCAGAGCCAATTGCCAAGAAGAGCTCCATCCTCCAAGCGGCTTACGTTCACGGAGTCATGGACGTATCGGACGGCATGTTTGGATCGCGGATCATTGAAATCTCAGGTAAAATCTGGGCGGCCTCGGATACGGAATACAACACTAAGTTTGATGCGCTTGCGGAGCACCTTATCAAGGAAGACTTCAGGGTGCAGAATCGGGGGCGCCAGATAACGATACGGAAGATAAATTCCATCTCCCATGATTATCCTTCAACGGTAGGATATCCTTGGGGAGAGGTCTCCATCACCATGCTGGCCGCCGATCCTTTCTGGTACGCGCTGAACGCTCAGGCAAAAGAGATAACGGTCATTGCTTCCCCCCGCAGTTTCACCCTGGGAATTGGCGGGAAAATTGAAGTGTATCCGACAATCGTTTTCAACAATCACGTAGCGAACACTGATTTCACCCTTCGGAACGTGACCGACTCTAACCGTGAGTTTAGAATCCAAGACGCGGCCGCTGCCGGCGGGACCGTAATCACCGTGGACTGCAAGGAAGGGACCGTTCTGCGAGGCACCACGGACATAGCACCATCATTCTCAAAGCTCTTCCTCCGGCTCCTGGGAGGCAGGGATAATGTATTCACATACACAGGCGCCAACTGCAAAATCACCACCCAGTATAGAGAGGGGTACTTATAATGCCAAGGATCAGAGAAGGAGAAAGATACCGCGAAGGTAAACTTCTAGGCATTGAAGTCGGCATTCCGGAATACGCGCCGGCTGACCTTGATGTGATCGGATTCAAGATCAAGTTCTATGACGTGCTGGACAACAAGATTGGGGAGATCGGTAGCGATGTGAAACACGCCAGGATCTCGCAAGCGAAATTCGAGCTTATGGATTTCGGCTGCGGATCGTTCTCCTTCGTGCTGGACGATGAGCCTCCCTTTGATTTGACATTCCGGACACGGGTTGACATCCACCTCTATTTTGATGAGGTGGCTTGGTTTACTGGTTTCGTGCAGGACATCCCGCAACCAGGAGAACGGAAGCCTTTCGTATTTGAAGGATTCGGTTTTTTCGAACAGCTCGATTGGGTCCAGGTGGATGCGGATTATCAGAGCGAGGAAGTCTCGGATATCGTGAAAGACATCATAGAAAATACCGTTGCCCCGAACACGCAGATTATTTATAACGCGGCCAAGATAGAGGCCACAGGATATACGGTAGAGGATGCAGATTTTTATCTCATTAAGGCAAAGGACGCGATCCAGCAACTTGCCGATATAGCTCAGGGTTTTGAGTTCGGAGTCGACAATGTCAGGGAGTTTTATTTCCGGCCGATCGACACAGATACTAAATATGAACTGTGGACAGGGAAGCAATTCCAGTATTTGAATATCGAGGAAAATCCGCACACTGTAAGGAATCGGTTGTATGTCAAGGTCGGCCTGATCCAAGGCGAAGGATTCGGCTACATAAAGGAAGGATCTAACTGCATAGGCTCCGTTGAGGATGCCGTGTCTATCGCCACTTATGGAGTGAGGGAAGATGTTATTTCCGCTCCTGATGTCCTGAATGTCGATGACGCGCTGCAATGGGCCGCACAAATATTGGCGGAAGTGAAAGACCCAAAGATAAAGGCCAAAGTCGTGAATGTTCTTTTCGATAAGACCAGGACAAAAATTGACTCTGTAGGGAAGGCCAGGATAACCGGGCATGAGGGATCGGAGTATGAATTGAAGATTGAAAAGGTCGCGTATTCTATTTCATCGAAAGGAATTTTAGGAAGCCTGGAGTTGAAAAGCTGATGGGAATTGAACGCGACATAGTAGGCATGGTAAAGGCCATACAAAAGGAAACTCGTCTGGGCGACAAACGGGCGGAGCAATTCTGGGATAGAACCACCGTCAGATATCTCACCGGCGCCACCTATCACACTTTCCAAGAATGGCTCAACACCACGCAATCTTCTGGCTATGTAGTGGGAGGCGCGATCATCGATGA